TCTACACCCGGAACGTCGTAATCCCAACGCTTCGCCATGAAACTAATCCCATACGGAGGATCAGTAACAATAGAATCAATACTGTCCGAAGGTAATGCCCTCATTACCTCTAAACAATCCCCTTGGTAAAGATCAATCATCTATCACTCCCCCTCTTTCCAATTGCACGTAGTGAGGCATCCTTCTGGTATGTCTGCCATAACCTCGAAGATGACGGTTACTTTGCGGATATTGTGTTTATCCGGCTCTGCTATGTGTATTGCCGTCTGGCCCGGTATGACTTTCCCCTGTTCATCCGCTAACAGGGCGATGTCCTGCCCTTGATGTCGAACCGAAGTAAAGCTCAGATCGTTGAAAAATGTAAATGTACGCATTGGTTATTCCTCCTCCCAGTAAACGCATCCGAAGTTGGCATCCACGGTTAGTGTGCATAGGGCATCCCCGGAGATGTTCAGACCCGCCCAAAGGTGACTTGTAGAACATTCTCCCCCTCCGGGGAATCCCCCGTTTGTGACCATGACCATCTCGTACCCGTACTCGTTGATTAAATTCTGGGTACGAACCTTATCGCCCTCCCAGAACTTACAGTTCAGGCACCGGGGCTGGACCTTTTTCATCGGGAGCAATTCCTCCACAGTTATCCCGCCACCCTCAACATGGAGGCGGTTACACGCTGGGCATACCCCCTTTGTGGGGTACGGGGTGTCGTGTTTCTGGCAGATGCGTATGTGATCCACGTTAAACCTCCTTGAGCAAAGACCGGAGATAAATAATAGTAGTAACCGCTAGAAACCCTTTTGGATAGCGACTTAGCTCTCGTGCGCAACTACAGCCGCCGTTTGTGTGCATCCCCTTGCTGTTATCTTGCAGGATGCAATTTCCATCTGTGCAACCTGTTACTCCCGGTTTATACAAATTCATTTTTATTCACCGTATGTTTTGCCTGCCGTGATGTGCTTTGTTTCACTCAGTCGTCGAGGTCGGTTTTCCACTGGGCCAACTGTTAGGCGGCGCTACGCGCAGCATTGCCCCACTGCTCAGCCATTGCCTCGGCTATCCCTTGATACGTGCGGCTCCGCTCTTTCCAGCGGCCAGCGCCTGGAGCTAGTCTATTCTGTCCACTATCTGTCTGGTTGGCCCATCTGCGAGCCGCCCTATTTGCTCCTTCGCAGTCTGGACAACCATATTTATCATCGTTATGAATTTCATGCCCGCAACAAATAAGCCGACCTTCAACTTGCTCCGTGGGGGTCAACAGCGGAAGTCCTTTAAGCCATAGGCCGGTCTTCTTGCTTGCGTCGTCACCAAACTGATGGGGGTTGATATATTGGCTGGCAGGCATCCAGCGCTTCGATAAAACCCCCACGGGGTTCTCGATGGCTATCCGATCGATCGGAGCATTAGCCAGGCGCATAACAAAATCAATAGCATCCTCTCGCGCTGCTCTTCGTGCCGCTCCTGCCAGAGTTTCCGGTTTTAATTTCTGGTGATACGGCCCGTCGCCGTAGGCCCATTCAGTGGAACAAGTTAGATAGGTGCATGGTGGGTGGGCGATCATCAAATCAAAGTGCTGATCGTTAATTAAATCAAAACAATCACCCTGATAATGGAACTGGCTCCCGTCCTCTGCTGGCTCAAAATCAGCCGATAAAACATCGTGACCCAAGGCATCAAAAGCGCGCCTGACCCTGCCGCTGTATTCACATGCAATCAATACTTTCATTGTTCTTCCTTTAATTATCGCCTAACACGGCGCTCAAAATGGACAGCTATCGCTGCCCTTTAGCTAATACGTTGGGCGTTCGGTGTGTTTTGATCCATCCCGTCTCTCCGTTGTTTGTTGATGTTGGATATCATTATAACGGTATCTACCCTCCCGTCAACACCTTATTTACATAAGGTTGCAGAAATATCGGTAATTGTTAACGATACGTTCGCATGTATTTGAAAACACTGGAAATTGTGCTATTATCACTTGCAACTGTATTCCTTTTGGTGTAAATATGGCCCGAAGACGACCGCCGAAGCATATCCGGGAAGAGCAGAAGCGTCTCCGGGAACAGCAGCGTAACATGTAAGTACCTCACCGGCCCCCGGGCTACGGTTACACATAGGTTTCATATCTTCTATGGGTAACCCTAACATCGTAAGAAAGCAGGGTCGGCAGTTATCCGCCGATGACCCCTTCACGTTCATCATGTCCACAGATTCCCGGGATCGACACGGGGATATCGTCCGGCAGAACTGGAGGCTGGCCTCATTCCGCCGGAATCCTATTGCCCTGTTCGGCCACAATCACGCTATCCCTATCGGTACGTGGGCGAACGTCAGAGTCGTCCAAGGACAACTCGTCGGGATGCTTCGGTTGGCCAAGGCCGGAACCTCGGAGTTGATCGATACTATCCGGTCGCTGGTCGAGCAAGGCATCCTCAGCGCAGTCTCTGTCGGCTTCCGCCCCCATGAGACAGAGGCCATCGACGAAAAAAAGCCTTGGGCCGGTAACTACCTCAACAAAAATGAACTGATGGAATGTTCCCTCGTTACGGTGGGAGCTAACCGCGATGCCCTCATCCAAGCTGCTAAAAGCATGAATCTGGGTGAAGACACCCTCGCATCACTGAAGGCTCTCGAGCTAGAGAGTCGCCCTGTAGTAACACCAAACCCCTCCACTCTGTCACGCGATAGTGACTCCACGAGTGTCCCCAAATCTATTACTCCCCGGAGTCCTACTACTATGACCCTTTCCGAAAGAATCAAAGCCCTCCAAGATGACATCGCCGCTACCCGCGCTGAAGTCGATGACCTGGAAGTTAGAATGACAAACGCCGAAGGTTCCGAGGCTGATGAGCTTCTGACTCAGGTATCCGCACTGAATGAAGATGTTGCGAAGAACATCACGCAACTGGAAAAACTGGAGTCCTGGGAAGCCTCGAAAGCCCAGCGTGTCCAGCAGATGTCCGATCAGCACAAGAGTGCCGCTTCCGACGATCCGACTCATACTCGTCCCGCGACCGGTGGCGCCCCCGCCGCTGCCCGCGAGAAAGGCCATCGCGCCCTTGCCACGTTCTCCTCGATCCTGCGTGGCCATGTCATGCAGCGCAACCCACTGGACTGCGCCAAAGAGTTTTACAAGGACGAACCTGATGTGTTCGCCCTGGTCAAGGCCGCGTCGGCTCCTGCCCGCGTAGACACCGCCGGCTGGGCGCAGGAACTGGTTCGGGAGACCTGGAGCGAGTTCATGCTCTTGATGCGCGACATGGCAGTTTATCCCCGTCTCCCGGGTGCCCGTCTGAATTTCGACGGTTACGGCACCATCACGGTCCCGTCTCAGGCTGGTCGAGGCACGTTGTCCGGTGGGTTCGTCGCTGAAGGCGCTCCGATCCCGGTGGTCGAAGGTGCGGTGACTTCCACATCTCTCACTCCCAAGGGTCTGAAGGTCATCTCCTCGTTCACCCGCGAACTGGCTATGCGTTCCAATCCCTCGATTGAGGGGATGATTCGCAATCAGATGCTTGAGGATACCGCCGAGGCATTGGACACGCATTACCTGAGCACTACTGCCCGTACTACCGTCGTTCCCGGCGGCGTACAGGATGCCGTGGAGTTCGGGGCCGGCAACATCAACGCGACTACCGGTGCCACCGCCGCCGCTATCCAGGCGGACACCAAGGCCATGATCGGTCGCTTGATTACCAGCCGTTTCAGTTCTGCCGTCTGGGTGATGAATCCGATCCGGGTTCTCGGCCTGATGGATATCCAGGATGCCGCTTCCGGTGTCTTTCTCTACAAGGACGAGTTGGCCTCCGGTATGTTCCGAGGCTTCCCGTACATCAGTTCCGGCAACGTGACTGCCGCTACCGTTGTGCTGCAAGCCAGCAACGCGGTGACCTTTGCCAGCGAGTACGGTCCCGCTGTCGATGCCTCGAACAGTGCTTCCCTGCACTTTGAGGATACGACTCCTCTGGACATTGGTGTGGTCGCCGGTCCTCCCAACACGGTCGCCGCACCGGTCAAGTCGCTGTTCCAGACTGACTCTGTTGCCCTGCGGATGACTATGGGTCTGGATCATCGTCTGGTTCGCGCCAACGGTGTCCAGGTGCTTACCGGAGCTGCCTGGTAAGCGTCGATAAAGGTGTCGATGTTTGACCTCCTCCTCCCCGCCTCGCGGCGGGGAGGTTTGCTTTTTTTCCGAGGTGCCTATGTCTCGAATCGAACTCACTGCCGTCTGGCCGCTCACTGAAGGTTTGGTCGGTATCCATCCCACATCGGGTGGCCCGACTCCCCTCCATCTCCACACAAAGGGGTGGATGGATTGGCCCGATGCAATCCAGGCCCGCGATGCGGGTGACCTGCAAATCATGATCCAAGAGAGTCCGCAGTCTCTGAAGTACACAACGAAAGTGATGCAACCGGTGGTGGATCTTGAACCGGAGATCCCGCCCACGGCTCCCACGAAGAGGCCCAGACTGTCTCGAAAACGCCAACCCCAAACTCAAACTTAAGAAGGACGTATCATGGGTACATTGACCGCCGTTTGGCCGCTTGAGGCAGATATCGAGGGTGGGGTCCACCCTCAGACTTACGCGGAGGCGACGTTGACGCCGTTTGTGAAGGGCTGGATGACTCACGCCGATGCTGCAACAGCTGTGGCTGCTGGCACCGTGCAAATCATGGTCGGGGAAACCCCCGAAAGTCTGCACCGCATCCCGGTTTGCGCCAGTGCCACCATCCGCGCTGCCTCCCCCGATGTAGTGGAGTTGGCGTTTCAGGAGCCGGTAGCCCTGGACAACGAGACCGGGTTCTCCGTAGCCGGTAGTGTTGCGGCTACTGAGGTCAGTAGTTCCGCCGTCAGTGGTAAGGTACTCTCGCTCACTTTGGACGATGATGTACTAGCGACCGAGACTCTGGTGGTGACTTACGATGACGATGCCGCAACCAGTGACCTGACCAGTGCCGACGATGCTGACCTGTTGGCCGCGAATTTCGTCATCACTGCCAATTTCATTGGGTGACCCGTTGAGTCGGCTCAACAAACTGTCCGCTGCCGTTTGGGGGTTTTTCCACAAATCCCAGCCCATGCAGGATTCCCCCGGGTGGACCATTTTCGGGGCCGGTATCCCCTCGTCATGGGGCGGTGGGTGGTGGCAGCAAGGTGCATCCGATCCGAAGTCTGTCCAGGAGAATAGCGCGGTGGAGGCTTGCGTCAGTCAGTACGCCCGCACCATCGCCATGCTGCCGATTATCCACTATCGGGATCTTTCTTCCGGGGGTAAGGTAGTCGTTAAGGATTCCCCCGTGGCCAAGGTTCTACGTCGCCCGAATCCGTACCAGACGCGGGCGGATTTCGTTGTCAACTTGGTTCGGCAAGAGTTGTTCACCGGCAACGGGTATGCGGTTGCTGTTCGAGACCCTGATTTCCGGGTCAGTCAACTCCACTTACTCCCGCCGACTGGCAGTCGTCACCATGTGGACCCCGAGGACGGCGCGGTGTATTACCGCGTATCTGGCAACGAATTGCTCCCCGGCGGTGACAGTCTGGTCCCCTCGCGGGACATGCTGCACATCCGAATGCAGACCTCCTCCACCGACCCGCTGCAAGGCATCACGCCTCTTCAGGCCGGCCTCATGGCGGCAAGCGCTGGGAGTAGCATCCAGAAGCATAACGCTGCCTTTTTTAACAATATGTCTCGCCCCTCCGGGACGGTTAACACCGATCTGGAGTTGGATGCGGAACAGACTGCGGCTCTGCGCCGCCGATGGGAGGAACAGTCTCAGGGGCTGAACGCCGGTAAGACCCCGGTGCTGTCTCACGGCTTGAAATGGAATCCCCTCTCGATCACGGCCACCGATGCCGAGATGATCGAGTTTTACAAACTGACCGTGGCCGATATCGCCCGCATCTACGGCATCCCGCAAGCCCTCATCGGGTTGATGGAGTCCAGTACGCTGGGCAACGTCGAGACCCTGCTCCAGATGTGGGTGAGTACGGCTCTCGGGTACATGGTCGATCACATCGAGTTGGCCTTGGGAGTCCTGTTCGGTCTGCCGGTCACGGAGCATATTGAGTTCGATCTGGACTACATCCTGCGTGGCGATTTCGATTCCAGAATGGGTGCGCTCAACAAAGGCATCCTCGGCGGTGTCTACTCGGTCAACGAGGCCCGCGCCAAAGAAGGCTTGGCCCCGGTGGAAGCCGGTGACGAGCCGAGGGTGCAGCAGCAGGTCGTTCCGCTCTCCTGGTGGGCGGATCAGCGTGAGTTGGATCGGCAACGACTGGAGATAGAGCAGGATAAAACGGTTGCGGAACCGAATCCCCCCGTGGACGATGAGAAGTTCGCGGACGCATTTGACTCTATTAAACTGGCGATGTTGCGATGAGTGATCAGCGAACAGAACTGTACAATGCCATTGGGCAAATCCTCAAGGAGGTAAAGGCTGAGTTCGACTCGAAGTTAGAAGCCTCCGGTGCCAGTCACCGGGACGAGTTGTCCGCCCTGTCGTCGTTCCTGGATTCCACCGTCGCCCTCGTTGAAGAACTCAAGGGCCGCATCGACACCGTTGATGGTGTTATGCACGATCAGAACAACCTGCTGCTTAAAGTCCTCGATGATCATGCCGAGAAGGTAAATCGGGTTATCCTGGATGAGACCTCCGGTCTCCTTACACGGGTTGCTCAATCCGGGGACCGTCTCAAATCGACTGAGATCGCGGTATCTGAGTTGTCCTCCCTGTCTGACCGGTACGAGACCGATCTCGCCACCTTGGCCGTTCAGGTTGACGACAATCACACCTCCGCACTGTCTCGGGTCGAGGTAATCAATAAAGGACTCGACTCTCGTCTCGGTGAATTGGCCGACTCTCAAACCGCATCGGTTGAGCGTCTCAAATGGACTGACAGCGCGGTATCCGAACTGGTAACCCTGTCGGATAAGCACGGTGCCGATCTCTCCGCCTTGGTCCTCCAGGTTGACGAGAAGCACTCTTCGGCGTTGTCTCTGGTCGGAGAGACCAAGGATGTCTTGGTCTCCCGACTCACATCATTGGCGGATTCTCACGCGGCATCGACTGAGCGCGTTGAGGAATTTCAAACCCTCCTTTCCGAATTGACCCGAGGCGTCGAGACCCAGGTTCGCGATCTGGTGGAACTTTCGGCGCGGGTGTCGGCTAACTTTTCGGAATCCCAGGATCAGACTGCTCAAATTCGGGACTTCCAAACTCAACTTGGCGATCTGAATACCTCGGTGGGCGTGTCCGATGGTCGCATAGATCGATCCCTTCAAATCCTGTCCGATGTAGCCTCCCAGACTGAAAGTCACACTGAAGTTTTGGAGACTCTGGTCGGTCGCATCGAGGCCGAGGAGTTGGGTGCGCGTCTGCGCGAGGGTGAGATCCAGACCTCGATGGAGGGCCAAAGGAAACTCCTCGACCAGATGTTGGATGACTTCAGTGTCCAATTGGCGGAGCAGGGGGAAGCGGCAGAGTCGGGGATTCGGACAGAACTGACTGCGTTGTTAGACGCCAAAATAACCAAGGCCGACACCGAATCGTTTGACCGAATCAGTGCTTACATCAACACCCTGGCTCCTACTATGAAGGGGGAGAAGGGTGACACCGGCACCCTGGAGCGGGTTTACACCTGGGGCGAAGGAGCCAACTACCAAGAACTCGCGTTGGTGATGCATCGGGGTGGTCTGTTTCAGGCCCAGGTTGCAACCTCATCGGTTCCGAATACGGATAGTCCTGATTGGACCCTGGTCTCGAACGGCATCCAGGATGTACGCGAGACTCGCGTTTCCGAGGATGATAAGTCGGGCTTGGGAATTATCTTTGAGGATAGCCTGGGAACCCTTCGTACTTTCGAGATCGATTACCCGGTGCCTAGCTACAAAGACACCTGGGGCGAGGATCAAGAGTACAATCTACACGATTCCGTGGTTGAGAACGGTCACCGATGGATTGCCCGGAATTCTAATCCTCAAGGTCGCCCGTCGAAGTCCAGCGATTGGGGACTTTTCGCAATGCGAGGTGCCCGAGGTTCTCGCGGTATAAAGGGCGAGACCGGTGATGCTGGGCACACTCCATCCCCGTCCGACATCGAAAAGATCCTGGGGAACTACGAAACCCGGATCGACGAGTTAACTGACGGCATCCCCGTTAAGTGGTGGCAGTCGAAATGGCAGTATCAGACCTCCTATGCGCGAGGTGATATTGTCGATTTTAACCAGGGTCTCTGGGTCTGTCTGGTTGGCAACGACGGTCAAGACCCCCCGGACAAAATCAACAGTCGTGAATGGACCCTTATGCACCGGGCAAAGTCGCCTGGGGCATCTGGCTTTTTGCACAAAGCGAATAATCTGTCCGACGTCTCGGATGTGGATGTCGCCAGGGGTAACCTACAGGCGTTGAAGACCGATCCTACCGGGATTACCGGAGCCTCTGCTCTGGGTAACATCGTTAGTATTTCGCAAGCGAATTACGATTTGATTGCAACCCCCGACCCGACGACCCTCTATGTTATTGTGTGATATTTGGCGTACCTATTAACATCGGCCCAAACCCCGCCGATACATGAAGTAAATCTATAAGGCGGGAAGTATATGGATGAACAGGATAAGGCAATAGAAACAGATCTCAAGTATATCAGGCGGGATCTGGATAGGATCATGAAACTCATGGAAACCTATACGCTGAAGGTGGAGTTCGTTCCCGTGCGAATGATCGCATATGGGTTGGTCACGGCAG